TTTGATGAAAGAAACTTTTACAACAATGAAGTATCTCCCGCAGCCCTTAATTCACTTTTAGAGCCAGTAGACTTTATAAATAAAGACCCTTTGTATGGTAAAGTTGATTTAGATAAAGACTTTATTTTTCCGAATACTGAAAAACTAGTTGTTTTGCCCGGGGGTGAGAATATAAATGTAAAAGCTTTTGATTTTGTTGCTAGCGCCTTAGCTGATTTACAAGACTACATAAAAGGCTATGTGCGAAATGGATGGCTGAGCCCTGCTGGCCCTATTGCTGAATGTAAGCCAAAAAAAGGATATGTTGAATTTCAAAAATTTTATGAGGCAGGCCATGAATTACATTATTTTACATTTGTTTCTAAATTTATAGCAAAAAATAATCAATTAGCTGGGCATAATGTTGTAAAAGATTTAATACTTAATTTTTCTGATTTTTATAAGTATTTTATGGCGTACCTAAAAGAAAATTCTAAAATTGTTCCGTTTTCTATGGTTCAAACAATGAATGGGTCTTTTGTGTCTCCTCTATCAACTGGTCTTTGTGTGGAAATTGCCGATGATAAATACGATGACGATGGAAAAAAACATAGTTTTATGAACGATCCAAATTTTAATTTTTTTAGAATTGCAGCTATAAAATTTGGATTTAGAATTGATAGAAATGTTCCATGGCGATTGGTCGCAGATGTGCGATCTTATAAAATGCGCGAGTATATGAGATTGGCATATGAAAAAGAAATGATAGAAGAAAAGAAAAACAGCATACTAGAAGGGTTCAAAACTACTTTTAAAAACAAACTGCCGCAAGCACCAAGTTTGGCCGACATTGTGGAAGGCAAAGCCGTAAACGCAGAACTGGTAACTTGGAATGAGCAAACTGTTGGGGAATTAAGGGAGGCCGTAAAAATAGATATTTATAATGGGATTGCTGCAATTATTGTAAGCACTAAGGATTCATGGGAGTTTGCACAAGTTTTAAATGCAAAAGATCCGTATTTACAGCCAGACACAAATGAGGTAGAATGCACTGATAATAATATGTGTCGCACTAGAATTTATAGGTTTGATAAGTTTTTTGAAACATATTATAAAAAAGTTTTTTATCAAGATTTTTATAATTTTAAAAAAAAGTTTTATCAATTTTATAAAAGTTATATTTTAGAAAACCCAACAGTCCGAATTCACAAAGTTTGTGCTGGTAAAACAATTACCAAAGAAATTATACTAGAGGATATTTCATGGCCTGTATATAATATGAAATATAAAAATTTATTTTGGTTAAAAACTTATTTTGATATCCGCTTGGCTGAAAATGGAGTAAAAATGACTCCCCAAGAGTACAAAAAAGAAATGAAACAAATCACATTTTATTCTAAAATTAATGCTGATTCCTATGATGACTCAAATTTATCTGATAAAATAAAAATTACGTTAAAAGATCTTGACACAGCTAGAGCATTAATGTATATTAATAATAAGATGAGAGTAGAAACTAAAACAATGAAACCTTATTACAGTCCAACCGTTGAGGACTTTTTGGCGGCTGTAACAATGAATATAACCGTCGACGATGAAATAGCTAAAGTTTCAGCTATAATGAGTTTTCTGGCACAAAAAACCCCAGTACTCTCAAAAACAGTCTCCCAGGTTGCCAAGTTTGCAAAAATGGTCATTTTTTAGAAAGAGGTAAATTTGATTTTTCAAACATTTGATGATAAAAAAGAGTGTAAAGCCCTGTACACTAATAATAAACTTTTTTTTAAAAAATTTCCTAAAAATTTAACAAAAACTTGGTCTTATTCTGAATTTTTAAAGAATAAGAATGAAATTGAATATGCACAACTTTATTGTAATGGAAAATCATTAGATGAAATATGCCCTCCATATCTTAAGGAAGACTGGGATGGGGTCAATGGCCGGTTGAAGGCTTATTGTCGTGCTATAAAAGAAGTTAAATTAAACATTCATGAACATTGTTTCTTTGAAATGGTGCCAAGATTTTTTTTATTAGAATACGCAAAAATAAAGAATCGCATGTGTGCCCACGTCTTTGAAAATTATGAAAAACCTGAGAATTATGATTTTTTATTTTCACTAACAAAGCTTTTAACAGAAATAAGAAATGAGAAGCTTGACGTTGATTATTCTCAACTAAACAATCGCATGCACGAGTTTAAAGTAAGACAATTTGTGCAAAAAAATAAAAATGTTTCGCCATACATTGAGTATAATATCTATGGTACAAAAACTGGAAGGCTGTCTACTGCGCCTGCTTCGTTTCCTATTTTAACAATGGATAAAACTTATCGAAAAATATTAAAACCAAAAAATGGCTGGTTTATAGAATTTGATTTTAACGCGGCAGAACTTCGTACAATGTTGGGCTTGCTAAACATTGAACAACCCCAGGAAGATTTACACGAATGGAATCTTAAAAATGTTTATAGAGACATTGGCACGAGAGACAAAGCAAAAAAAAGAATATTTGCATGGCTTTATAACCCAGAATCAAAAGATTATCTTTCATCACAAATATATAACAGAGACCTTTTGTTAAAAAAACACTGGAATGGAAGTCAAATACAAACAATTTACAACAGAAAAATTGAAGCTGATAAACATCATGCTTTAAATTATATAATTCAATCTACAGCTTCTGATTTGTTTCTTAGACAGATGATAAAAGTACAAAATTTATTAGAAGACAGAGATTCTCGGGTTGCTTTTTGTTTACATGATTCGCTCGTGTTAGATTATTCTGAAAAAGATAATGATATTTTAATAAAATTAAAGAAAACATTTGCAGAAACTGACTTGGGCAATTATTTAGTTAATGTCTCTGTAGGTGAAAATTTCGGAGAAATGAAAAAGTTGAATCTTTAAAAACAACTTTAAGGTGAGAAATGAACATAATTGGATTAGGAAAAGCTGGTTGTAATATCGCAGAGCAATTCGAGCGATATACACAATATAAAGTTTATAAAATAGATGCTGGGCTTAAAAAATCAAAAAATGTATATGGACTAAAAAAACAAAAAAGCCCTGAAGCATATGAAAAGGCTTTTCCAAATTTAAAAAATACCTTTTTTAAAGGATTGTCGGGAGAAACTTTATTTATTACAAGTTGTGGTTTTATTTCCGGAGCCTCTTTGCGATTGTTAGAGCAAATAAAAAACAATTGTAAAATGAATATTTTATATGTCAAACCGGATATTAGTCTTTTATCGCAAACTAAACTTTTACAAGAAAATTTAATTTTTAATGTGCTTCAAGAATATACCCGTTCAGGAGTTTTTGAAAAACTATATATCGTAGAAAATCTTAAAGTGGCTGATATTGTTGGAGATATCCCTGTTCGTGAATATTTTAATCAAATCAACCAATTGATAGGCTCTACAATTCACATGATAAACGTTTTTAGCCGTTCTGAGTCTGTGATGGACACTTTTTCTGATTTAGTCCCAACAGCGCGAATATCAACTTTTGGTTTAGTTGATTATGAAACGGGGGAAGAAAAGAAATTTTTTGATCTTGAGATGGCCAGAGGGAAACGATATTATTATGCCATACCAGAGAGCATTGTTGAGTCAGACGGGTCGCTTGTTAAAAAAATTAAAAAACAGATTAAAAAAAATTTAGAACATGATAAAATGAAAAACAGTTATGCAATATATACAACAGATTATGAACAACCTTACGTGTATTGTGTAACAAACAGTACTCTTATACAAAAAAATGAAAAAAGTACTTGACATAAATAATAAATTATCATATTATAACAATAGCAGCACAAGAGAGTTATTGTGTTGACTTTAACCAATGGAGAATATTAAAACATGACACTTGATATGAAAAAAATGAAAGAGCGAAAAGTTGCTCTAGATAACGGTGGCAACAAAAACAATCGTTTTTGGAAGCCGCAAGATGGCGAACAAACCATCCGCATTGTACCCACAGAAGATGGCGACCCATTTAAGGATTATTGGTTTCACTATAACGTGGGCAACAATCCTGGCTTTTTGAGCCCAAAAAGAAATTTTGGAGAGGATTGCCCTCTTGATGCTTTTGTGCGTCAACTTTGGCAAGACGGCACAGAAGATAGTAAACGCATGGCAAAGAAACTCTCTGCACGTCAACGATTTTTTGCCCCTGTCCTAGTGAGAGGAGAAGAAGATCAAGGTGTACGAGTTTGGGGTTTTGGAAAGCAAGCTTATGAAAATTTACTTAATCTAGTGTTAAACCCAGAATATGGCGACATTACTGACCCGGAAGCTGGTACCGATTTGACTATCGTGTATGGAAAGCCAGCAGGCGCATCATTCCCAGTGACGAATATCACCCCCCGCCGACGAAGTTCCCCGCTTTGTCAAGACGGCCCAGAGCGTTGCAAAGAGTTGTTAGAGGGCATACCTGATTTCGATCAACTCTTCGAAGGCAGTCGTAAAACTTACGATGAAGTT